GCGCTGCAGCGCATGAAACTCGAGCATTTGTGCTGGCTGGCGTGGGAATGCCGACGAGCCGACGGCCTCACTGTGCCGCCGTTCGACAAGTTCCGGTCGCAGCTCGCCGACATGAACTTTGAGACAGACAACGACCGCCCTTTAGCCGACGAGGGGCCGCCTACCAGCTAGCAGCGTTGGCGCTCGCCACCGGGCAGCCGATCAGCGAGCTTGAGGCGGCCTCTCCGAAGGTCATACGGGCATTCCGGGCCATACTGGCTGAACAACAACGAGAGCGTGAGAAAGCCTCCAGGAGGCGCTGATGGCACAGCCAGCAATCCGAATCGAAGGCGGTAGAGAATTACGGCGAGCGTTTCGCGAGGCTGGCGACGACATGAGCGACCTGAAAGAGCTGCACAAACGCCTTGCCGATGACGTCGCAGACTCAGCCAAAACCAAAGTGCCGGTGCGATCTGGTCGTTTGCAGCGTTCGATCCGAGGATCGGGCACGAAAACCGCTGCTCGTATCCGTGCTGGCAACAACCGGAAATCTGGGCCGACCTCGGTGCCATATGCGGGGCCGACCCATTTCGGCTGGGGCGCTCGAGGCATTAGGCCGCAGCCGTTTATGTACGAAGCGCTCGATGATCGCCGCCAAGAAGTCGTGGACGCCTACAACCGGCAAGTCCAAGAGATCATTCGGAAGGCGTTCTAGGATTACGACATGGCTGCCGGCACTAGCGTTATCAATGTCGCGATTCTGGGCGACGCTAAAAAGTTTAAGAAAGCTATCGGCGAAGCCCAGGACAAACTCGGCAAGTTTACGAGCGGCGTTGGCACCGCTGCTGGCAATATCGCCAAAGGCATCGGAATCATCGGCGGCGCTGCTGGTGGCCTAGCCGTTGTTGCCGGTGCTGAACTGTTCAAGACTGGTGAAGAACTTATAAGCCTCGACCAGAAAATCGGCACCGTGTTTTCGGGCCAGTCGCTCGACAAGGTCACTGGTTGGGCCGACGAGGTAGCTGCCCGTATGGGCTTGACATCTACGCAAGCAGCCGGGTTGGCTGCCAACGCCGGCGACCTGCTGAAGCCGATGGGTTTCACCGCTGACGAGGCCGCCAACATGTCGACCGAGATCGTCGGCCTGTCGGGTGCGCTGTCGGAATGGTCGGGCGGGCAACGCTCAGTCGAAGAAACCGCGGAAATCCTACAGAAAGCGCTGCTCGGCGAACGCGAAAGCCTCAAAACGCTCGGCATCTCGATCAACCAAGCCGAGGTTGACCAGCGGGCAATGAACATCGCAACAGCCGACGGGCGCGACGCGATCACGGCGATGGACAAAGCGCTGGCTACGCAGGAACTGATCCTTGAAAAATCGACCGACGCCCAAGAGGCATACGCTGAGGGCGGTAACGATCTCACCGCAGCGCAAAACAAGCTGAAAGCAGCGGTCGGCGAAGTCAAAGAAGAAATGGCCCGCAAACTGCTTCCCGTGTTCGCTCGAGGCGCAGAAGTCGCTGTGCAGCTCATAAACGTGTTCAACGAGCAGGGCCTGGGCGGCGTCATCCGCAACCTCGCCGAACGGTTCCGTGAAGCGTGGCCCCAAATCCGAGAACAACTCGAAACGTGGGCGCTCGGTTTCATTGAGTGGGTGCAACGTGTCGGGCCGCCGTTCCTCGCTGCCCTCGGTGATCTGCTGCTCAACATTGGCCGCTGGTTCGTAAACGACGCTTTGCCCGTCATCGTCGACAAGCTCGGGCAATGGGCGCACGCGTTCTTCGACTGGGCGAAAGAAATAGTGCCGCCGCTTATCAGCCGCCTCGGCGACCTGATCGCACAGTTTGCCAACTGGTTCTCGTCCGAGGGCCTGAACATGATCGTGACGAAACTGGCTGAATGGGCTGCGGCGTTCCTTGAGTGGATCGGCCCGCTGATCCCGCCCGCCCTGCGCGAGCTCGGGAAACTGCTCGCTTCGATCGCTGACTGGGTAATAAACACGGGCCTGCCAGACCTGATCGACAACTTGCTTGAATGGACTGGCGCTTTTGTCAGTTGGGTTGTCGACGTAGCGCCCGACCTGCTGAAAGCCCTCGGCACTCTTGTCGGCGATATCGGCCGATGGATCGTCAACGACGGACTAGACCTGCTGTTTGACCTCGGCAAAGAGCTCGGCAGCGGCCTCATCGACGGCTTGATCGACGCGCTCGGCGCAACGATCAGCGGCCTCGGCACAGTTGCTAAAGGTGTCGTGAACGCCATTATTGGGCTAATAAACACTCAGGTCATCGACAGAATCAACAGCTTCCTTGAGTTCGAGATCGCAGGCTTTACAGTCAATCCGGATGACATTCCGAGGATTCCGGCACTGGCCGAGGGCGGCATCGTGACAAGCCCAACGCTGGCCCTCATCGGCGAAGCAGGCCCCGAAGCGGTCGTGCCTCTAGATCGTGCTGGCGGTATCGGTGGCGGCATGAACGTGACGGTGAACATGCCGCCCGGCAGCGATGGTGCCGACGTGGTGGCAGCGTTGCAACGCTACGCCCGAGCTCATGGCGGTTCGGTCCCGATCCTTACCGGGCAGCTCTGATGGCGTCGTGGGCGTGGGCGCTTGACTTTCAGCCGGTCGACAACGACGGCGGTCCAAACCCGGCTGCTGTGCCGATCGGTGACGTGCTCGGCGCTTCGGTTAGCTACGGCAAACGAGGCGACGCACTGACGTATTCGGGCGGCACGATGACACTCGAGCTCGACAACACGACCAGCGCGTACACGCCCGACGCCGGCGGCACCTACTCAAACGCACGGTTCCTAGGCGTTGAGGTCAAGCTGTACGCCGACGTGACTGGCGCAGGCGCACCGACTTGGACGTACGGCCCGCCCGCAGCGTTTACCGGCGTCGTTGCCGACATTCAGTACACGTTCAGCGACACGTATGAGGCCACTGTGACAGTAACAGTCGTAGACGCCCTCACGATGCTTGGCACGTTGGCGTTTCAGTCTGGGCTGTCGGTGTCGTCAGACACGGCCAAAGCCGAACTCGACGCCGTACTGACCGGCGCAACGACGATCAGCGCCCAGATAGACCAAAACGCGGTGGTAAACCCGTCGGGCGAAGCGGGCGACACGCTCCAGGCCGTGACCAGCTACACAGGCACCGCTGGCGCGCTGCTGACGACGATCGAGCACAGCAACGGCGGCGACGTCTACGTCAGGCACGGGCTACCAGTAGACGGCACGACGCCGTACAACTCGGTCACGTTCCGCAGCCGAGGCCAGGCACCAATTAGCCAAGCCGTCACCGGCGTCAACGAGCTCACAGCCCTGAACTTGTGGGACGCCCGCCTCGCCACGTCGGGCACCGAGCCGCACTATTTCCAAACGGTCGACTTTGCCACCGGCACGACCTCGAGCTACAGCCAGGCAGCATTCACGTCTGTCGGCGGCACCGAACAAACCGCCGCCGCCAATATCGCAGCGTTCGGTGCTCGCAACATTTCACGCAGCGGGCTGCTGTGCACGACCGACGCCCGTACCTTGTCGGTCGCCGAATCGTTTCTGGCGCAATACGGCACCGACGGCGCACCGCCGCTCAACGTGCGCAACATCGGCATGCAGCCGATCGTCGAAGGCGAAAACGACGGCTGGCAGCTCGTCAAGTACAGCGTGGGTGATGCATGTGTGCTGAGGCTCCGGCCCGAAGGTTCTACGGCCACACTCAAGTTTGACGGCGTCGTTTCGGGTATCGGCTGGCAAATCTCACCAAACTCGTCAAAGTTGTCAGTACAACTCGAGGACGGGGTGCAAACCGTGTCGTTCATTCTCAACAGCGCGTCGTTCGGGGTGCTCGACCAGAACAGACTAGGATATTGACGCTATGGGTTCCGGTTTCAAGACGTTCAACTCGGGAGAAATTCTAACCGCCGCCGACGTGCAGAACTATCTCCAAGACCAGGCCGTCATGGTGTTCGCAACGGCCACCGCACGCGACGCTGCTGTCACGTCACCTGAGGACGGCATGGTTTGCTACCTCGAGGACACGAAGTTTTTGCAGGTCTATGAGGACGCAGCCTGGAACAACCTGATCGACTCGTCAGGCGTGCCCGCCTCGGGAGCACAAAAACAGATTGTCACGTTTACAGCGTCGGGCACGTTTACGAAAGCGTCGTATCCGTGGGCGACAAACGCCAAAATTACGGTCGTGGGCGGCGGCGGCGCAGGCGGCGGTTCGGAAGACGTCGGCGTATCAGGCGAATCGGCAGGATCGGGCGGCGGCGCAGGCGGAACCGCAGTCGTGCAAGTCACTACAGCCAGCCTCGCAGCGTCAGAAACTGTCACAATCGGTGCGGGCGGCACTGGTGTCGTAGAAGCAAACGGCGGCAACGGCGGCACGACGTCGTTTGGAACCATCGCTGTCGCAACAGGCGGCACTGGTGGCATTTACGGCCAAGAAACACCTGGCGAGAACTGGGCAGAAGAAGGCGGCGTAGGCGGTATCGGCACGACGGGCACGCTGCTGATGCAGGGAAGTGCAGGCCAGAACGCTGTGATTTTGTCCGACGGAATGGACTTCGTACAGGCTGGCGGCGGCGGTATTTCGTCGTTCGGCGGTTCCGGTATCAGCGGCGCAAGTCCTCGTGTGGGAAACGCAGACCACCAAGGCGCTGCTGGTCCGGTTCCTGGCGCAGGCGGCGACGGCTCGGCACAGCAGGACGGCAGTGGCCCAGGCGCAGGCTACGCAGGCGGCGACGGCGCAGCCGGCATCGTCGTCATTGAACTTAGCTAGGAGCATCATGGCCGATTCGTTTCATGTCACAGAAAACCCGCCGGAAACGCTCACCGACGCCGACATCGAGCGACTGATGCGCCAATACCGCAACAAACTTTTGCGCGAATGCGATTGGACACAGCTTGTCGACTCTGTCGTACCCGACCAAGCAGCCTGGGCGACATACCGGCAACAGTTGCGCGACGCGCCCGAGTCGTGGACCGTCGGCCAGCCTTGGACGCCGCCCGACCCGCCAGCGTAGGAGAAAGCCATGCTGTCACGCATAAAAACCTATCCGGCCCGCCTACAGGCTGTCGTGGTCGCCGCTGTCGCCCTCGGCACGTCGCTCGGCGCTGACATCTCAGCCGAAGCCACCGGAGCCATAGCGACGTTCTCAGCGGCTCTCATCGCCTTGTTCCTCGAAGGCCCGAAGCGTTCGTCGTGATCCGGTTTGAGGATTGGACGCTGCACGGCGTTTGGGGCTCGCCGCCTCGGTTCCGTGGACCCGCCGAGGGCGTGGTGGTGCATCACTCGGTGACGAACGCCGGCAGCGACGCCAAAGCCGCTGCACGCATCGTCGAGCACGTGATCCACCGGCGTGGCGGCTTCTCCATGATCGCCTACTCATACCTGCTGCACCCGGACGGCACCGTGTTTGAGGGCCGAGGCTCCGACTACCGCAATGGCGCTAACCGCAACGACAAAGGCGGCCGTTTCGCCAACTCGAACACGGTCAGCGTGTGCTGCATCGGCGACTACCGCACCGACCGGATCACGCAGAAGCAGCAGCAGTCGTTCGCCCGCCTCATGTCCGACCTGCGTCGCGACGGCATCATCACCGTCGACGCCGAGCTCCTGGCGCACCGTGACCTCGCGTACACTCAATGCCCGGCAGGCGCATACGAGCAGCTGCTGACCGCTATCCCACCCGCCTACGACGACGACCACGACGACGAAGACAACGACATGCTCACCCTGATCGACTCAACCACAAACGAGGGCTGGATCGCTGCCGGCAACATCGCCCGCAAACTGTCCGACCCGGCCGACTGGCTCGCTACGTGGGAAGGCCCGATCCGCAAACACGGAAACATGCGGTACGTCATCGGCGACCTCTACGAGTTGACCGACTGACTTGGCCGAGTGTGGCAAACTGAACGACATGGAAGCGAAAATCGCTCACCTCGAGGCACGGGTCGACGGCCACGACGAGGACATTCGCCGGCTTGTCGCGAACGACGACCGCCTGTTTGACCGCCTCGACCGCCAGTATCAGTGGACCCTGGGGCTGCTGGTCGCGATCTTGATCGCTGTGATTTCGACGCTCGTGGGCGTTCTGCTGTAGGAGCAACGTATGACTGCACTGGCTGGCAAACTCAACATCGTTATCGACCAGGGCGCGACGTATTCGCAAGCGATCACCTGGAAAGACTCAAACGGCGCTATTAGCAACACCGGCTTTTCGGCGCGTATGCAGGTGCGCGCTACGGTCCCGTCAGCGTCGACTGTGGTCAGCTTGACCGACGGCTCCGGTATTACCCTCGGCGGCGCTGACGGCATCATCACTGTGGCGCTCACAGCAACCGAAACAACGGCGATCACCGAAGGCAAATACGTGTACGACCTCGAGCTCGTGAACGGGTCTGACGTGTACCGGATCGTGATGGGCACGTTTACTGTGCGGGGCGAGGTCACCCGGTGACCACTAACACGGTTGACCCAGCGCAGCCTACCGCCTCGACTGTCGTGGTGGCCGCTGATGGTTCCGTAACCGTTACGCAGGTTTCCAACGCCACGACAGTGACCTATCCCGGCGTGTTCTCGCAGTTTTCGCCGTTGGATTTGTCGCCACTGCTGTGGGTCGACGCATCCGACGAGACAACGATCACCGAATCAGGCGGGGCCGTGTCGCAATGGGACGACAAATCTGGCAACGACAACAATCTCACGCAGGGCACGGCCTCTCAGCAGCCCACGACGGGTACTGACACGGTCAACGGCTTGAACGTCATCCATTACGACGGCAACGACTCGTTGCTGACGCCA